ATAAAGAGACAATAAATCTGAATTATTATCATATATTACACTTACATTATTAAAACTTCCTGTATATGCAGTATAAGAAGAACTAATAGAGACTTTTTGAGAACCTGAATACAATGTAAACTTTACATGGGGATCTGTTGCGCCTGAGAGAAAAAAATCATATCCTTGTTTTTTTATCGGACCAGTTGAAGAACTCAAAACCTGCAAAATGATGTTTTGGTTGGTAATTGCTGGTTTAATCCACGCCGATACATAAAGAGAAGAAGATCCCAACAAAAGACCATTGTCTGTATCGGATGCACTAATATATTGATCCGTACCATTTAAAAATAGATATCCAACAGATCTCGGCCATTGTTCCAAAATATAGCCTTCATATCCAGATCCAGTTAAATTAAATGCATCTTTTTCTTCAGACGTACCATTATAAGGATAATCATTTAAAATTCTATCCTTTGCAATATCAAACTTAGAAACAGCAGAATCAAAAAATACATGGTTAGATAAATTTGAATAATCTACCTTTAATTCTGTTTCTAGTCCTTGATCAACAAGACGACGAATTTTTTCCCTTTCTTGGATAAAATCACCCAATTGATCAAAGGATAAAGGTTTCGTAAAAGATGAAACAGCGTCTCTTTTTAAATTTTCATTAAAAATAAGCTGAAATGGTATTTTTTTGTTAGCCATATTCTAATTTATGAAATAATTTTAAATTTAAAATCATTTTGGAAAAGCTTATCTTCTCCGTTTTCTTTTATCAAAAACAAAACTTCATACATAAATCCAGGTACAAAAGAATTCATATAAACTTCAAAATAATTTCCACTATTATCATAGGAAAGCTGCGTATGGGGAACAGAACCAGTTGCAAATGGAATTACAGTTTCTCCAGTCTCATAATTTATAATGCTGTAATACATTGTGTCCATCATTTCTTTTTGTATGTTAAGAGAACCTGTTGCTACAACTCCAATGTGTGTTTTTCTGTTTCTCTTCGTCACGAGAGCGTTGAGTCTGGCCTTTTCTGACGTTGAATACTTTCTCTTTAGGTTGGAAATGTTTACAACCAGCTCATCATGATCGCCAGTGGCCGAGCCTGTGAGAGATCTCGGAATAAAAGTGCCAGTCATATATGCGTAGCTTCCAGAATGCCATATGTCATACCATGATGACGAAAAACTAGCTGTATGTTTGACATTCAAAGAAGCAGAATATGTTCCAACGGAAACAAAAGAAGCAGTAATTGTTGACGAAAATGAAGCAGAAATACCCACAACGTGATCTTGAATCCTGACATATACTGGCTCTGTAACATTCGTTAGAACACCCCTTATAAAATTATACATGTAAAGTTTATTGTTTTGATCATATGCTAAATTGTTTCTGTTGTCCTTTATAACATCGTTCCATCTAGCTTCAACATACGGAAGTCTATCAATAAATTTTGATTCTCTAGAATGAAAAGCTTTTCTAAAATATGAAACTCCGTTGGTTTCTTCCGTATTGCCCATTTTTACGACGATACCGTTTTCTGGCAGTGTACCAGTTAACCAATTAATGATGACATCTGTAATGTTGACTTCTAAATCTTCTGAACCACGATCAAAATGTTGAGACCCGCTGCCATAGTTTGTAGTTAGAAAATCTGATCCTGTTGTTGTCCAAGTTTGAGTGCTACTAGCAGAAAGCCAATTGGCATAGCCGTCACTCCAAAAATTCATATTTAGACCAGTGCCTTCGTCCCAACTTTGAGACAACGGATAAACAAACAAATCGTAACTCGTAGGAACAGTTTCGTCGTGCTGCATGTTAAACATTTTCAAAAAATAAGAAACACTAGACGAAGGAATAACTTTATCTGTATAAATTTTTCCAGAAAGCTCCGTAACATTAAATCTCAAGAGAGCACGACTCAATTCTATACTTCCAGAACTAATTTCTGCTTTTCTCGCGAAAACTTCTAATGATGGATCGGCTCCAAAATTAGAACCAGTACCTCTTACAGCCAAATCATTTGGTACGTGAGCATTTGTAATTGTAGTATCTTTTAAAGGAAAGATTCTGAAAAGTCCCATTATAATTTATTCCTCTTTATTTGGCAGTTCCAACAATATCTTTATTGGGATATTTGATTTCGAACATTGCATTTTCTTTGCAATACACAATGCCATCCTTCTTGTTTTCGTTTACGTTAAATGGAGTCGTAGAATAAGTTCTTCCATCAAACGTACCAGACCTATTTTCTATCGTTATATTAATTAAAGATAAGACACCTGGAATTGCAGCAAGAATGGTGTGAATATCTGTAAAATTAATAGGTTGATTTAAACTAAACTTATCTACATCAAAAAATTCTTTTAATGCTGAAATACAATTTGTCAAGACTTCTGTTTTATTAAAATCTGGGCTAGACAAAATATCAAATTTTACTGCTATATTAATAACTTCTCCATCTAAAATTTCAATAGCATCCGTCATCATTCTAAATCTTGAAAGATATGTTTTTAAATTTTCCTTAAGGCTCGTTGGAGCTGTCACTACAAATCCATCAGAATCTTTAGAAAGAATAATAAGTTCTACAGAATTTTTATTAAAAGGATTAGATTTAGCAGAGGCTCTAAATACAGAACCAAATTTTGATGGCATAGAAAGTGCACGAACAACAAAATCCTGAGGAGTTACAATTCTTGATTGAGAAGCATATACAGCTGGAATTAGTTGTTTAATTTCATCAACGGAAAGAGCCAAGCGGCCACCAGTAATTGGAAACGGATTCATAACAGAAAAAGAATTTCCAACATCTTTAATAACCACCTGCGACAAGGAAGAATCTCCTATATCAAAAGTACTTTCTGCAACTGTATTAATCTCTCCAGCGCCAGCATTTGTATCATCCCCGCCGCCGACACGGTAATTAACAGTAAGAGTTGTATTTGTTGGAGCTAATCCTAAGGTTCTCGTTTTTAAAAAGTTTTGAGGATCTATAGAAAAATCTGTAAACGTATCTTTGCCAAAAAGAGGAAGAGCTAAATCACCCAAATTTGGAATTAAATCTCCATCAAACGTTTGAGCGTCGCCAGTGCCAAAGACCATAGAGGTCTTATTTGTCACAACATCATATTCTGTTATAAATCTAAACGGAACAGAACGAAGTTTTAAAACAAATGGCACATTTGCTGAATCACTCTTATTATTTAAAACATTATCAAAAACAGTATCCTGAGCTAGGTAATCTACCTCATACCAAGTATTCCTTTCAGAATCTAAAACGCTTAAAATCTCCAAAACATCTTCATCTGGCAAAAGCAATGATCTAAAGGCTTTGTATGTTCCTACAGAAAATGTTGTTGATTTTGTCTCGCCTGCCTTTATATCAACATCAGATTTTTTCAAAACAAAAGAAACAGGCTCACTGGTAGATGAATCTCTGTCGCCAACTGCAACGACAGCAGAATCGTTAATGTTTACTTCACTAAAATCAATATCCAACAATGTCTCATAGGTTTGGCCATTTCTGCTTTTTAGTTTTGCGCCTCGTTTTATCGTGCCAGCATATCTCATGTCTGGTATTATTTCTTCATTTTGTTTTATAGTAGGAACCTTAATAAATGCATCAACCTTACCAGACGCAGCAGATTTGCCAAAAGGTTTAAATCCAAGCTGTTTGGCGTGTTTAAGAATGTTTTTAGGTTCTGTAGCTGTTTCTGTAAAAGATTCATTAAAACGACGGTCAAGATAAAAGCTCATATTATCGCCCACAAAAGAGACCAATTCTGTAAGCATTATTCCGACAGACGATTCATTAAAATCTTGTACTGTATCTGGAAAGTAAATGCGCAAATGTTCAATTAAATCGCGCTTGTTCCCCTCAAAATCTCGATTTAAATATTTTAAATTGCGTTTTTTTGTCGTAACAGTTGCCATTAAGTTAAGTTATTCTCCATTATGCAGTAATCTTCTGAGACAGGGCACCTTCTATACCAGACACAGAAAAATTTATTTTTACATGAATCTCGTTCGGACGCAATGTGGTATTTGCTGTATTATCGGTGACTTCTATATCCAAAATAGATACAAAAGGCATCCATTTTTCAACAGCAGAAGATATAGCGTCCCTTACCTGTTGAGGAACGTCTGGTCCTTGCTCAAATATGATACTTCTTAAGTTTGCCCCAAAATCGTGGTGGACTGGTCTTTCGCCAAAATTGGAAAGAAGCAAAATTCTTAAATCGTCCGCTATAGCATCAACAGTAGACTGATTCGTGTCAAACGCTCCCTTAAAAGACCTTCTTGGAGGAAACCGTATGTTTATAGGATTCGCCATATGCTAATAAGTAATTAGCATATATTTAAAGTTCTGATAATAGTTTACTTCCAATAATAGTTGTAGAAAATTGTGGAGTTTCTATAATGGTAACTTCTGTAGCGGGACCTTTAGGAGTAATGGAATTAAAATCAACAGAAGCTTTGGTGGCAACCTTTGTGCCTTTAAATATATTTTTAGAAGGGTCTGAGGTAGTTATGACGTATGCTTCTTCCCGAGTGTCACCCAAGCCCATTAACATAAAGGCAGAATTCGGAGCCAAAGATAATATTGTTCCTCTTGCCATTATTTTTTAATTTTTACAGACTTTGACAAAGCGGTGGCGAGCTTATTAATAAATGTTGGATGAGCCAACAATGGTATTGAACCTAGAGTAGCTATAGGTCCAGAGCTAATAATTTGTTTTAACGTATCACCCAAAACAGCGGCCTCGGTGGCTTCTTTGCCTATTAGTACATCTCCATCTGCTACAATTTTAAAATCTCCATTCACTACAATGCGTATTTGATCTGCCTTCAGAGCTATTGCAGAAGTACCTTTTGAATTATTTCCGTCAGTTATTTGAAGATTATCATCTATATCTGATTTTGAGGTTATATAAATTCTAGCCTTATCATTGGCCATATCCATGTCTTCTGGTTTATTCCTGCCGACGACAATATCAACTGTCCCTGCGTTTTCTTTTTGCCCAGAACTTTTATCAGAAGGTCTATCTCTGCCCAAGACTATCATTGCATTGTTGGATCCTTCTATAACCCTGTCACCAACACGTGCAGTGAAAGCTGGGACGGCTTCAACCGAAAAATCCTCAGAAACAGAAACAGGAGAA